AGCCACGCATCATCGCCACGACCACGCCACGCCCGACGAAGTTTATGCGTGATCTAGTCAAGGACGATCTAACCGTTGTCACCGGCGGTCACTCTGACGAGAACAAAGCCAACCTGCATCCGTCGTGGTATTCCAGCGTGATCGAGCCACTCAAAGGAACACGCCGTGGCAGACAGGAAGCGGAAGGCGTGCTGCTCGAAGATGTGGAAGGTTCGCTCTGGCAACATGACGATATAGACCGTGACCGTGTATCGCAGCTTCCTCCAGGTGTCGGTCTTATCAGAGTGGTTGTCGCAATTGACCCTGCTGGTGGTGGCGGTGACGAGATTGGGATTATTGCAGCAGCCAAAGCGTCAGACGGTCATTATTACGTTTTGCACGACCGATCTTTATTTGCGACCCCTGCACAATGGGGCTGGGAAGTGAAGAAGTTATACGACGAGGTGCAAGCTGATCGAGTAGTTGCAGAAAAGAACTACGGCGGTGATATGGTAGAAGCCACTATCCGAAATGTAGAAGGCGGTGGCACAATGTCGTACAAGCCAGTCACCGCTAGCCGTGGCAAGGCTGTTCGCGCTGAACCTGTGTCAGCACTATATGAACGTGGTTTGGTTCACCACGTAGGTATTTTCCCAGAACTTGAAGATCAGATGACAACTTGGACACCTGACTCACCGGATTCTCCCGACCGGCTTGATGCGCTGGTCTGGGCAATTACTGACCTCATAGAAACAGCATCTCAAGGCGTGTGGTAATGTCCCGACTCACAGATTTCCTCTCACGACTGGTTCCGAATCGCAACATTCCGATTGAGGAAATACGACAGGACGCCACAGCACCGTCGGGCTTCGACCAACCGGAGCAACCTGACCGATCTTATTTCAGCGCAGCAGATCAGGGTTATCGCAATAACGAGTTGGTGTTCGCTTGCATCAACGAATACATCACATCAGCCTCAGAAGCGCGCCTCATCGTCGGCACACGTGATCAAGACCGTAACTTCATCGAGACAACCGACTCACGTGCGCTAGAACTGCTCCACGAACCGAACCGCTCACAGGATATGACTGCGTTCCTTGAACAGATGCACATGCAACTGCTCATCGGTGGCAACGCTTATATGTATAAGCCAACGTCAGATATTGGAACGCTGTCGGGCATGTGGCTGCTGCGTCCTGACCGAGTGCGAGTGATTCCAGACACGATGACCGGCTCCCCGCAGGGCTGGTATTACACCATCGACCACAAAAGCACAGTTATTCCCGAAGAACTGATTTCACAGCACAAGGTCGTTGACCCGTTGAACGACTGGTACGGTCTGGGAGCGTTGCAGGTACTCGCCAAGATGGTGAACTTGGATATGAGCGCAACCGACTTCGCCAAGTCAGTTTTTGAAAACAAAGGTGTACCTGCTGGATTCTTGAAAGTGGCGCGCCGACTCAACACGCAGGACGAAGCCGACGCCATCCGACGTAACTGGCACGCTCGGTTTGCCGGTAAAGCCAACTGGCAGCGCATCGGTGTCTTGGACGAGGATGCCTCATACGAGGAACTTGCATCCAAGATGACTGACATGGCGATGCCTGATCTTCGCAACCTTACGGAGTCCCGTATCTGTGCAGCGTTCGGAGTCCCGCCGATTGTCGTTGGCGCGAACGTCGGATTACAAAACGGCACTTATTCCAACTATGCCCAGGCTAAAGAATCGTTCTGGGAAGAAACCTTGATGCCAGCCTACAAGCGCATTGCTGTATTCATGACTCGTGCGCTGCGTAACACCATCGAATTCAGAGATATGGAATTCTCATTCGACTTTTCAGGCGTTCGTGCTTTGGCAGAAGATCGAGAGCAAGAAGCCAAAGTTCAAAAGACGCGCTCAGAGGCAGCAGGTATTTTGATTCGTGCTGGTTACGCGCCTGAGTCGGTGACTACTGCATTGCAACTGCCAGAAGGACTCGAACACACCGGATTGGTTCCTATCACATTGCAGGGCGAAGAACTTGCAGAAGGCACAGCGTTGATGCACGCTCCAATCCAGAACGTGAAAAGTATGGCAGAACTTGAAAGCGCAACTGCACGTGAATACGACACTTCTGTTGATGCGCTAGAGAGTGATATTCAAAAGGCGTTTAACAAGCTAGGGCGTGACGCTGACTCAATCATTGGACGAGCAATTGCCAACGATGAAGCTGAATCAGAAGTCGTCAAGGCTGCCCCTACGTTTGGCATTTCGGGCGAGACTTTAATCCCTGTCGAATTTGATGCTGTACTGGCGCAAGCAATCGCACCGGAACTTCGCAACGTCGCAGAAAATACTTGGAGAGATGTAACGGCTGCCGGTGTGTTGTCCGAGGTATCGTTCAGTTCGCAGGAAGGTCTTGTCCGTCAGCAATTGAACGGAGCCACCACGCGCGCTAAAGAAGTAAACGCTGTTACTCGCAAGCGCATCAATGAACAGTTGAAGCGGGGTGTGAACCGTGGATATTCACTCAGGCAGATAGCCGATGGTGTTCCAGGTGAAAATTTCAACGGACTGCGTAACATCGTCCGAGGAATCCCAAGCAATCCAGACAAGATCAACAGGGCGCGAGTCATCGCTAGGACTGAGGTTCGCTGGGCGCAGAATCAAACTACTGCGCTGCGCTACAAGTCTAGCGGTGTAAGCGAAGTAATCATTTCAGACGGTGACAGATTCGATGAAGCGTGTGCTGCGGTAGACGGCACTCGCCAAACAGTGGATTGGTACACCGACAACCCAATAGAACACCCAAACTGCACGCGCAGGGCTACTCCGGTAGTTGAGGGTCTAGGTGCATAACGTCAGGAGGAAAATCAATGACGGATAACAGGCACAATCTCAACATTCGTTCTTCTGACGATGGCGAGAACTACATCATCGACGGTTATGCGGTGATTTTCGACAACGTGGATTTGTACGGAACGAAGTTCACCAAAGCGACCGACTTCTGGGAAGCATCGACTTCGCCCACTCCACCGCTGCTGTACGACCACGGCGGGGATGCGAAACTCGGCTTATCCATGATCGGTCAGGTTACGAAAAAGACCAAAGATGAAGTTGGTATTTGGTTCGAGGCACAGCTAGAGCGTGCGAATCAGTACGCCGAGGCAATCGCCACGATGATTCGGTCTGGCAAGATGGGCGTATCGACCGGCACTTCCCCACACATGATGGCAATGGACGGAAATGTGATTCGTTCGTGGGCAATCATCGAAGTGTCGCTAACGCCAATCCCAGCAGAACCGGACACGATTGGACACCTTTCACAGCGGAAGTTTTCGGAAGCACTTGACAACCTCACGGTTGCGGTCGAAGCGGTCAAGGCACTATCATTGGATGGTCAACCTTCTGCCGGAGCCACCGAGGATGATTCCTCCGTCACTCCCACCGAAAGGCTTAACGCAACGTCGCTCGATCTGTTGATTCAGTTGGAGCAATACAAGCGCAGCCGTTCGGCTGTGGTATACAGGTAAGAAGCAATGTCACAGGTCTTTGACCCGACAACGGTTCCAGAGGTTACCGAGGAAAACCTTAAGAGCGCGGCAGTTTCAGCCAAGACGCTCGACGAGAAAGTTGCACACTCAACTGCACTTCTCGAATCTGCACGAACTTACGCTGAAAGTTCGCCAGAGTCTGCACAGCGCATGCTCGACGAGGCAAAGCGACTCGACGCAGAGGTAGCACAAGCACGACTCGTAAACGACGCCATCAAGGGCTACGCACAGGGTCGCCACCTTCCTCAGAACGACATTCCAGTCGTTGAGGGCGAGGAATACAACGCTGACGACAACAAGAAGGAATACTCCGCTAGCCACAAACCTGCTGGCTGGATAAAGGGATTCCCTGCTGCTGTTCAGCCTAAGTGGGTACGAAAGCAGATGGGAAGCACTCAGCAGGAAGAAGCTGAGGTTTACAAAGACGCTTTCCGAGCATGGTTGCGGGACAAGAGCCACAACGCAGAGAACTTCTGGCGACATGGCGACCCTAACCACATTCGTGCAATGGAAGAAGGCACAGACGCAGAGGGTGGATACCTCGTACCTGAGGACTGGCGTGAAGAACTCATTCACGACCCAGGCGTACCTGGTTCAGTGATTCGACCTTACTGCCGAGTCATCCAGACTTCGCGTGACGCTGGAAACCTTCCAACTTTCGGTACTGCTTCATGGGCAAGCATCGCTGAGGAAGCTGCTTACACCGGCGCAGAGTCAACCCCGACCATCGGTCAGGTTGCGTTCACAATCTTCAAGTCAGGTGGACTTGTCAGAGTCTCGAACGAACTTCTTGAGGACGAAGCACACAACCTCCCAGCAACTCTGAGCCAGGTGTTCAACGAGGCTGCTGGTCGATACGAGGACGAGCAGGTTATCGGTGGTGACGGTACGACCGAGCCACAGGGACTGCGAACAGCATCGGTTTCAGACGTTACCGCAGCATCCGCAACTGCCATCGTTGCTGCTGACGTAAACAAGCTGTACTGGAACCTTCCAGCACAGTTCCGAAGCAACGGCACGTTCTACTCGACTTCGAGTTTCATGCAGCAGTTGACCAGCATTGGTTCAACATCTGCTGGACAGACGTTCGGTGAGGACTTGACTGCTGCTCCAGACGCTAGCTTCCGTGGTCGCCCTGCCGTACTGTTTGACGGTACTGGTTGGGATGACGCTGCTGCTCTGGCAACCGGTGAAGAAGTTGGCGCATTCGGTGACTTCACGAACTACTACATGATCGACCGTGTAGGAATTTCGATTCGCCGAAACGACTCCCTCTACATGGGCAACGACCAGGTTGGTTTCTTCGCTCGCAAGCGTGGTGATGGTCGAGTTGGTCTTACCAACGCATTCCGCATCATGAAGATGGCATAAACGCAATAACTGCGTGAACTGAAACAATAAAGGGGAGCGGGTTTCGGCTCGCTCCCCACAGCAGAGCAAGAGGACAAAAATGGCAGTAGCCAAATCAAAGACGGTCGTTGTGGTTTGCATCAAGAGTCGCCAAATCGCAGATGACCGCTACATTCGGGGTAAGAAGTACAAGGTTCCTGTATCCATCCTCGAAACTTACCCAAATGAATTCGTCGCCGAGTCTGACTTGGTCGAAGAAATTAGCGAATAGCCCGAACTAAGTAGCCTTGAATGGAGAGGCGTAACAGATGCGATCAAAACACGTATATGCAAGCGTTGATCTGTTCAAGGACTACTTGGCGGGTGACACCTACGCTGATAACTGGGCTGATGATGTAACCGTCATTCGTACCATTCTCGAAAGCGCATCCCGCACAATTGAAGCGTATGTAGGCGACCGATCTTTCGCGCCGTACATATCAACACGCGAATACGACCTCGGCATTGGCGAACTGCGTAACCGGTCTGAACTTCCAAGAGACAGTCACAGGATTTTGCCGACTGACCCCGTTCTAGGCGTTGTACCGCTCGACGATTGGCTGACCGCAATTCCGACTACCGTAACCGCGTATGATGCAACGGTGCGAAACTCCAGCACAGTTCTCACCGAAGGACTGACCAACGACTATATTCTGGAACCGTACCCACAAGCCCCGTATCACACGCTAAAACTTTCAGACGATACGACGAACAATCTTTCACAAGGGCAAAAGACCCTAACGATTCTTGGCTCGTGGGGCTGGCAAGACGAGGTACTTAACGGGGATACGTTGAACGGTTCGATCGACGCCACGACAACAACGATTATAAAAACAAACGCGAGTGCTGGTATTTACCCAGGCAGCACCATCCTTATTGACTCCGAGCAAATGTACGTGCGTACAAAAAGCGGAACCAACCTGACTGTATTCCGTGGCGTAAATGGAACGACAGCAGCCACGCACGCAGACGGGGCAAACATTTATAAATATCTCTACCCTGCTGACGTAGTCGAAGCGTGTCTGGCAATTGCACGTGACCGATGGCGCAGCCGTGAGGCTGGCACAACGGCAATCATTGGTGCAGGTGGCGCAACTATCGCCAGACCAGGTGCAGAAGTGCGAGCCATTCTCAGGGGCTTGGATAACTACAAGCAAACCCGTGATCTCGCAGGAATGTATTTCTAGATGGTCAACAAGACTGACGTTCAATTCAGTGGCGTTATTTGGTCATCCAGAGAAGTGGAAAAGATCATCGCCGAGGAAACTGCTGACCTTCTCGACTCTACTGCTCTAAGCGGTGAAGCCGATGTGAAGTCGCAGTTGTACCCTGGGCATGGTGTGGTCACCGGCTACCTGCGGGAATCTGTCACAGGAACCCGCATCGACGCACTCAACGCCGTCATCGACGCCGGTGAGGTTACGCAAGGCTCCAACGTCATATACGCCAACTTTATCGAAGGTTTATACAATATGTTCGCCAACACCTCACAGCGTATAAACCGAATGGGCTTGGGCAGGAAGCTACGTGAGAAAATAGCGGAGCGATTGAATGGCTGATCGAAGCGCAGTTATTGCACGCATAGACGCTCTACTGAAAACGGTTTCAACCCCTAGCTTTCAAGCGTTCTACGTTGGGGAACCGGTGCAGGTTCCAAGCAAGCCGGTCATTGCGTTTTGGTACGTGGGCGACGAACCGTATGTTGCTGGAGCCAAGACGCTCGGAAACGTAATGATCACCGAGCGCATCAGGATTCGCGCCTACTTCCCTGTCATTGCATCCCCAACCATCAAAAAGAACGTCGATGGTGAAATATGGGATACTGTGAGGAACGTAAAGGCAGCACTTAGAGGGGATTCCAACCTCAACAGTTTAGTGACAGACTTGGATTTGGACGATGCGACCGTTGATTATTTCCAGTGGAACAGCGGTGCGGTCAACCGAATCGTCACTTTCGATTTGCTTATACACGACCTTGAAGCGGAGACAATAACGCCATGACGAAAAGAAGTGGTCTGGGCAATCAGCTTTATGTTGGAGGATACGACCTCTCAGGTGACGTCGGCGCATTGTCCAGCCTGGGAACACCACGGGGTGAACAGAACGTCACCGGAATCGACAAGAGTGCGACTGAGCGCATTCAAACGATGGTTGACGGTGAACTGACATTCGACACGTTCTTCAACGATGCCACCGATCAGATTCACGACGCTCTTAGCACGCTCCCAACGACTGACCGCCAATGCATGTTCCTTGTATCTACCACTCGCGGCGAGCCAGCATTTGCGTTCAACGCAAAGCAAATGAATTACGACTGGACTCGTGGCGCAGACGGTACGCTGACCGGCTCAACTCAAATGATGTTGGCTGACGGAAACGTGCCAGCGTGGGGCGAGGCGATAGCGATGAAAGAAACCATCGCATCAGCCGGTGATCTGACTGGATATATAGACGCAGGTGGCGCGCAAACTACCAACGGGGTGGTTGCGTTCCTGCAAATCTTCACGCTTGATTCTGGAACGCCAACGATTACGTTGCAGGATTCGAGCGACACGACAACTGGTGACGATGGTACTTGGAGCACTATCGGAACCTTCACAATCAACTCTGCACGATCTGCCGAGCGTCTTGCTGTCGCTGGCAACGTGGAAAAAGCCCTGCGCATCGAAGCGTCAGGGACATTCACTAACTTGGTTGTAGCTGCTGCGGTACGCCGTGGAACGGCTAACGACATTTAGGAGAAATCATGGCTAAAGAAAGTGGTCTTGGTGCAACGGTGTCGGTGGATGATTCCGGCGGGACGCTTCGAGACATTAGCAACGATGTGACCGACTTCACCATCAACACGCCACGCGCTGAGCAGAACGTGACCGGTGTAGACAAGTCCGCTAACGAACGACTGCAACTTCTCGCAGACGGAACGTTCACGCTCAACGGTGTATTCAACGATGCCGCGAATAAGTCGCACGCCGTATTCAAAGACATCAGCAGCACGTCAGTAACTCGAACCGTAACCATCGCCATCAGTGGTCAAACGCTATCAATGGAAATGGTGCTGGGTGATTACAATCTGACACGATCTGCAACAGGTGAATTTACCTGGTCAGTACCTTGTGCGCTGGCTGATGGGACAGTTCCAACCTGGGCATAATCGAAATTAAATAGCCAATCAAATGCCTGGAGGTAAAAGATGGCTAAGAAGACCAAGAAATTCGTTATCAAGCGAAAGACCCAAACACTCGAACTGACTGGCGACTATGAAGGCGGTGAAGTCGTTGTAGTTGCCAGCGCGCCAATGTCGTTTCTGTTTCAAATTTCTGGCATGGACGAATCAGGAATGAAAGAGCAGGAAGCGTTGGTGCGACGGTTCGGGGATGATCTGATTGTTAGCTGGAATCTTGTTGACGAGGACGGTAACGACATCCCCGCTAATGGCGATGGTGCTGTGACGCTCCCAGGCGACATTTTCAACGCAATCGTGACTGCATGGACTCAGGCAATCGCCGGTGACAAAAATTTAGAAAGTCAGCCGAGCGAACAAAAAGCGTCGGTCTAGTCGCTGCTCCGCTCCATAATGAAATACTTATAGCGGAGGCAGTTGACCAGCTAGCGCAGCGGTACGGAAAATTGCCAACAGAGATTCTTGAAGCTGATATAGAGAATTTGGCAATCGCTAAACGTGCTGATTTAGGCGCATACGCAAGGCAGGGCAACAGTGGCAGCTAACGAAGCAAAGATCGTCATAACTGCGGACGATAAAGCGTCTGGCACACTAGACGGCATAAGCAAAAAAGCCAAAGACATGAGAAAAGCGTTTTTGGCTGTATCGGGTGCTGTGACTGGTGTGGGTCTTGTCTCTATCAAGTTTGCTAGTGATCTTGATGAAGCGATAAACAAAGCTACTGTAACGTTCGGCAACGCTTCCGGTGTTGTCAAAGAATTTGGTGAAACTTCCGCTGCTTCGTTTGGTATAAGCGAGCGCGCTGCGAATGAGTACGCTGGTACTCTCGGCACAATCCTAAACGCATCAGGTCTAGCCGAAGGCGCATCGGCAGAAATGTCCGTTGAGTTAGTAAAACTCGCTGCGGATATGGCGTCCTTCAACAACATACCGATCGACGTTGCGCTAGAGAAGTTGCGCTCCGGTTTGGTCGGTGAAGTCGAACCGCTGCGTACTGTCGGTGTATTGCTTAGTGCTGCCGAAGTGAACGCACAAGCGTATGCACAAGGCATCGCAGAACAAGGCGCGCAACTGACAGAAGCCCAAAAGGTGCAAGCCCGTTACTCGTTGATTCTGTCGCAAACCACGGCACAGCAGGG